AGTTGAGTTTGGAACCAATAAGTAGTCGCCGTTTGACTGTCTAATTCTCAAAGTTCGATGAGAGAACTCCAAAACATAAGATAGCACCTCAGCCACGACCAATGTTATCAGTCTTACTTTGGTATTATCCCCAGTGCCGGCAATCTCACTAATGTATTTGGTGCCAACTCGTTTGTGCACGCTCCCAACGATACTGGGCGTCATGTTGTACAATTCTCTACAACTCTTTTGGTATGAGTTTATGTCTGTTCTAGCCTCAGCCTCCCTTGAGATAAAACCACCGTTGAAGGATTTTAAATTAAATCTCATATCAGCCCCTTTTTATTGCAAGTGTGCTGTTACGCTCCCTTTGATTTAATACCCTAGCCCTTGCCTCAAGCATTCTATATTCATCCGTGAGGGCGTCTTTTGTGCCGTCCGACTGAGTTAGTTTATCACTTAACAATGAGGCAAGAAATACGACTAGAAACTCAATAAAACCAACTGATAGTATACTAGTATCCGTAACATCTTTAATATAGGTAATTTCTGTATTAGCATTGCCACCAAAGGTTATATTGCCACCCTCAACCACATAGTCTTTATCGCATGATAAAACCCGAATACAGTTAAAGCCAGTAGTATTAAGCGCTACATGGCTTTTCTTTCCGTCATAGGTGCTTAATATCTGTGAAGAGGTAGGGTTTGTAGACGCAACTATTTTACTAATACTAAAGCCCCAGTCGTATGCATACAAACTAGACTTCAGTGCGTGCTCGAATGTTCTACTACACAACCTACCAGTAACATTATCAGTGAAATTTAATTCTGTTATTGGTTCAATTGATAACCTATCAAGGCTAAGATTGCAAATCTCCAGTTTTGTCATGTCTAGACATTATAAGTAATAATGGTTTTCACTTTGCCAATAAAATCAGACTTGAAATTAATAACAATATCCTTGTCATTATATTTCACTTTAGCAAATAGCGCGTCAAATTTACCGTCTTCTTGTAAAGAGGCTTGCATAGCACCATTGCTACAGTCAATGTAACAAGAAAAGTCTGACATATTACCAACCGTAAATTTTGGAGCAGTTTTGGTTAGAAACCACACTTGTATATTTAAGATATTGCTATTCTCCATTAACTGGTCGATTCTTAAACATTTACCTTCTTTGATAACCCCAGAAAAATAGTCTAGGTTTACAGTAGACTTGGATTTATACTCATTCTTATCAGGATACTCATGAGGAATCGCGAGTATCTTTTTCAGATTTTCTGTTATTGCAAAAGATGTAACGCTCTTTGCCTCCTCGTTCAGCACTGCTTGAATCTGTTCGTCTATAAGTGCCTGTGCTTCTGCCTCAGCCTTTGCCTGTTCCTGTGCCTTATCGGCTTCAATAGCCTTTTCCCTTGCGTCTTCAATAGCCTGAAGGCGTTGTGCCTCATCTTCTGCAACCTGTGCCTCATCGATAGAGGATTTAGTGTCTGCATTAGCCTTAGCACTAGCCTCGGAAATGATTTTTTCTTGAGCCTTTATTAAATCATCATCGTCTGTTTCTATCTTTTTTAATTTTTTATTAGCCACTTTCACTTTCTCCTTTTTGGTCTTTGGTATTTTTTATTTTTAAGCCGCAGCCTCTTGACAATCAATCTGCACAACCTTTTTCTCTTGTGTGCGTGTTGCACCTAAAGTCTGTCTACCTATAATACCAATTTCATTATTTTTTTCTAGTAGGTTGCCAGCTGTGAATTGAACATTCTCCCAGTCTCCAAGAACAAGCCCATCCGCAGCATAAGCAAAACAATTACGAATGCGTGAAGTTTTAGTTAGTTCTGTTACCTGTAGAAATTGGAAACCCATGAAGAAATCCAAATCACCAGATATTAATGCTCGGATTTGGTTGAAATCTGCACTTGTGGCTTCAACAGTGCCGAGCATGTTATCAATTTGCTCAGGGTCAACAACCATATACAGTTTTGTTCTTTTGGTATTTACTTTAGCCCGTCTAAACCTCATCATTGCCTGTCTCAATTTGGTTACAGTCAAGCCTGTACCGCCATTTGCAATCTTTTGAGAAGCAGGTAGAGCAACTGCAGTGGTACCATGTCTACCCGTCATTGCAGGCTGAAGTGCAGCACGAATAATTTCTTTATCTGTTGCAACACCAATGCCACCAGCAATTGCCTGCATATACGCACTTGTTGGTCGAGTCATTGTCTTGAGTTCATCAATAGTTGATAATAATGTGGAGCCTTGATAAGTATCTGGGTGTGCATGACGGACAAAATGGTCAATATTCCCCCAAGCGGTATCATTATGGCGACCCGTTAATACAGTTGCGGTTATGTCTCCAATTTGGTTGATGACTGTAGAATCCGAACCCTGCATCATCTGCACTTTTACATGGTTTCTAAGTAATGAAGTCTCTTGCTGTAAAAGTAATTCTAGCGTTCCTGTTGCTTGCGTGTTAAACGCTTCTGTTATAATACCCATTTTCTATTTTCTCCTGTGTAATATGTATTTATGCTTTATTATATATAAAGACTATTTATTTTTCAGACGCTAACTTTTCATAAAGTTTTGTAACTCGAGCAAATAAAAGTTTATTCTTGGTATCGTCCAGGTATTCAGGTTTGTGCATAATTTCATAAATCTCGTCTTTGGTTGCCTGCTTTGTACTACCAGTAGCACCACCGTCGCTTAAGAACTGGTCTTCTTTTGAGCCATTGGCTAAAGCGTCAAATAATTTTACGGTATTTCCTACACCAATTAGTTTACCGACTTCTTCAGCAACATCTTCTTCAAGCCCCATATCTTTAAATGCTGCACGAGCGTCTTCCATTCTATTATCATAATCCCTACCCCACTCCTGCTTCAACTCGCCTATAGTCTTCTCATTTTGCTCTTTAACGCTCGCTTCCATTCCCGAGCGGTATTCCTTTGCAAGAGCGTCTCCGTCTTTATACATTCCTTCTGCCTGTGCTTCAGTAAGTCCGTGCTTATGTGCAGATTCTCTGAAGGCTTTATATGAGCCTTCTTTGTCATGGATACCAATATCAAAGCCGTAATCATCTGGAGTTTCTGGTCTACCCAACTTATCATAAAAGTCATTCATCTCATCGGCATTACTACCGTCTGGTACTTTAAAATCACTACCTTGTGTCTTCAAGTCGTTGTAGCCTTTTACAATATCTTCAACTCCGTTCCAGTTATTGGTTTCAATATCGCCTATTGTATCTGCACTTACATCCCCGTACCATATGCCTTGTGCACCGCTCTCATTAGCACTACCAATTTCATTATTTGACTCTGACATTTTTTACCTCCTTTGCATTTAAAATTGTTTTAATCTTCAACCCAAGTGCTCTAGCACCCTCATTATAATAAGTAATGTTTGGGTTTAATAAATCGGCACTTATTCTATCTATACCGCAGATTTCCATTATATTATTTAGTACCGTTTTACCTTCGTCTGTGCCGAATACTCTGTTGTACAACGCCGTTTGCTCTTCTTTTGTTAGTTTATACATTTGTGCCATCCATTCCTGTATTTTTAATAATCTGTGAGACATTAAGAGCCGCTTCCTGAGCACCTTGCTCTTGTTGTTGTTGTGCTTTAGCCTCACTTTCTTTAGCCACCTGCTCATCACTCTTGAGCACTATGCTAGGTATATTAGCAGCGTCTAATGCCATTTTCGTTAGTTTGTTCATGTCTATAATGTTAAATGCGTCTGGGTCATTCTGAACTAGTGGTAAGAGAGTCTGAATAACCTTATTCAAGTTTACAAGTTCCTCTGAGTCCTGCATTTTATTAACAGGACTCTCAAAAGCAATATCATATACATTATCAACACCTTCTGGAAAATCAGGTAGTAAACCTTTTTTCTTTAAAATAGATAGTTCTCTCACTACTAGAGGGCTTAACGCTTGATTTTGTTGTCTAACCAGTAGAGGGGTTAATAACATGCTCTTCTCCTGAGCCCTTATTAAAGCCTCAGTAGCAGTCATGCGAGGAGTATCTACCATTATTTGGAACAAGGTAATCAGGAAAGTCTCATTTATCCTTGCCTCTAGTTTATCAATTTGTGCGGCACCTAAGTCGACCCTAGCACCGTCATTAAAGGGTCTAATTGTTGGGTTTCCACTAAAGTCCAGTCCGCCACTAATAACATTGTTAGGAGCCATATCAATTAAACCGTTAACAGCCATGCTATCATCCTTTGTTAGTATGGTTGGTCTAACGGCTTTCTCAATGGCAAGACTAACATCTTCACTAAAGCCATTTAAGTTAATTACATCGTCAATACATTGCATTGCCAGCCCTCTACCGAAAACCTCATCTGGGGCAGTATTGTAACGACTAATAGAATAAGGAAAGGTATCAAACTTACCTTGACTCAATATTACTTTATCTTCTATAAGAATGTAGTAACTATCGAACTCGTCTTTGTCTTTATCCTTTGACGGCATAACTGAATGTAATACCTTAAGTTTTTTATTTGCTGATTCTACATTGTCTAATGATTGAAGGAGTTTTTCAGGTATATTTTTTTTACCGAAACTATCAATGATATCAAGTAATGATAGGTGTAAAACACGGTCAACCCTATTAATAATGCCTTGGTGGTTCTGCCCGAGCGTTACAGTTTTTAAATTAATACATTTATAGCGTATAGTATTTTTCTTATCCGAGTCAATGAATAACAAACCAGTTCCAAAAGCACCCATTTGCTCCCAACGCATATTATTTTGCTCTGCGAAATTGCTACCGGGGTTGTATCTGTAGTCGAATAGAAGTTGGTTGACATTATAAAACCAGTCTTTTACATCCTTGTCTTCCAATAATTCAGGGTTCCTAGGCTTTAGAGTGTGCCATTTCTTATCAACTGGAGTGAGTAGCCCATCGGCAATACCAACAAATCTACTCAATGCTAAAACAGGTTGGGAGTTGTGAATCTTCTCTCCTTTCTTCTCGCCTACACTCGTATCATTAATTGCACCGTCTAACGACCAGTCGCCTGAAAAGGTAGGTATAAAATAATCAGATACCTTACTCCAGTATGATTCCCAGTTAACGCGTTTACTTTTGTTGTACTCGAACTGAGCGAGTATGTTATCAACCATTTTATTCATTTCTAACCGCCTAGTATGTTACTAACAGCACCTAACGCGGCACCTTGAGTTTGGGCACGACCTCTTGCGTTTCTCTTGTTCTTTCGGATTCTGCTTTCTTTCCTTTTTCTGAGTTTCTCAGCCTCGTAATCATATACTGAGCCGCGGAATCCATTGATACTAAGAGGATAGTTGCCTCTAATTTTATTTTCAAGAGGGTTAAACATAATTATATACTCCTTTTTTTTTATCCTAAAATATCGTTAACACCGTTAAGTCCGGCACCAACTGTTTGATTTAAACCCGCTCGGTTTCTTTTGTTTTTAAGTTCTCTTCTCTCGGCATTACGCCTAGCCTCTGCTGCTTCTGCGTCGTACTGTGCAGTATTGTTTGTTTGCTGAGGGCTCATTGCACTCATTACCGTCTTTGCTACAAAAGCATAATAAATGGCTTCAAAAAAACCCATAATAAATAACCTATTTTAATAATTTAAATGACACCCACTGGAGTTCGCTCCAGTATCACTATATCGAAAAAGGAAATAAATCGATTTAATAGGGTTTCGCCTAGCCAAAACAAGATGTCAACTTTCGTATTATATCATCTAGTTCTTCTAGAACTTGAGTTGTTTATAACTTTCATTATATTACCATTGCTAAAACCATAACTAGCAACTTTATAGGCAAAAGTAAAGGAGAGGGCATCAGCGTCATCAGGGCTAGATACCCCTCTTTTCCTCATTTTCTCTTTAGATTCCAGCAATATTTTCCCATGGAACTTTTCAGATGAAGTGGTTGACCTAATGCGTGTTAGTTGTTCTCTAATGTCTTT